TGGTCAGGTGGTGTTCCTGAACACCAAATACCTACAGTTGGTTGCTCATAGCGATGTCTGGTTCAAGCCGACACCGTTCGTGCGCCCAACCAACCAGGACGCCGTGTTCTCACAGTTGCTTTGCTATGGGCAGTTGACATGCAGCAACCGTGCACGACAGGGCTTCATGCACTCAGTCACCTGATCCTGATGGGACGAGGATTCGCTTACGCTTACAAGGCTGGCTCACGCCCATACGGGCAGCCCGCTGGCGACAACTTTCGGGATTCGACACCACGGCCTCAAACCGTGGGACCATCCCGCAACGTCCAGCGAGTCAACCCGATAAACAGCGAACCCATTGTTCCAGAATCGGTCAAATGCAGCGCGCTGACCCGCAGCGGGGAGCCCTGTAAAGGGCATCCCCCTGCGGGCAGCGACCTGTGCGTCTTCCATAGGGAGTAGTTATGGACATCTCGACCATGCGGTCGTATGTCCGCTCTGTGGTGGATATTGATACCGCCGACATCACCGACGACACCCTCAACCGTTTCCTGGGCGAGGGATACGATGTGATCGTCTATTCGGAGAAACGGTGGCCGTTCTTCGAGGTATCAACCACGTTCAACACGGTAGCGTCGCAGAAGGATTACACCCTGGCTGTTGTTGGAGCAGCCGTAACGGGTGGTCTGCGAGAACTCGCAGCCCTACGCACCGATGACCATGTTGCGACGTATGTGGGCCGCGACGAAGGCGACGTTGTCTACCCGTTGAATGTCACCGGCCAGGGTTCACCTTGGTGGTGGTCGTACTGGGGGGAAACAGTCCGCCTGTATCCCACACCAACTGGCGTCGAGACAATCTACGCACGCGGGTACAAGAACCCGACCACGTTCGGGGCTGGTGTGTCCGATGCGACCGAACCATCGGATCTACCAGATCCGTTTCATATCGTTGTCGCCACTTACGGACTCGCCCGTGCCTACGAGCAGCAGGAAGATCCGACGATGGCGGCGCAGTATTTCCAGATATTCAACCAGGAACTCGACAACCTCAAAGCCCGCTACGACGACATGCCGGCACCACAGCCGGTGCTGTTGAACAGCCGGAATGCGTCACGTTGGCGGTCCCAGGTGATCCTCCCGAACCGTCTACGCTATTCCTGGGAGTGACCAGTGCCTGGTCAGTTCAAGTTAGAAACTCTAGAATCGTTCACTGGTGGTCTGAATCTCCGCACTGACCAGTTCAACCTCGAAGACAACGAATCACCGGATCTTCTGAATGTTCTCGTCGACCCCCGTGGCGGCATCCGCATGCGGGACGGTGTCGACCGGCGCAACACAACCGCTCTCAGCGCCGACGTGCAGGGTATTTGGGCGCTTCACACGGATGCCGGCACCAGCCACCTGATGGTCAACTACGGCACCAAGGTCGCCTATTCTGCCTCATCGAACTTCACGGACCTGACCGGGATCACGGCCCGCACCGATGGCTCCAGGGTTTATGGCATGACCATGAACAATGTGGCATACGGCGTGTCCTACGACAAGGTGTCGTTCAAGTGGGATGGTTCATCAGCCGCTGACCTGGGGGTAACCCTGGATGGTTCAGCCGGCAACTTCCCCCAGGCCCAGTATGTGGCGTTCTGGAACAACTTCGCGTGGGCTGCGTACACCTACGAATCGGGTGCCGGCTACAAGTACCGGGTGCGGTGGTCGAACGCCAACGACCCGGAAAAGTGGTCATCAACCGACTTTGTCGACATCGACAAGGGCGAACACGGCGACTACATCACCGGGCTGTGCCCGATGGGCGACAGGTTGCTGATCTTCAAGTCGAACAGCGTCTACGCCATTTTCGGGTTCGATTCGGATTCGTTCCAGGTTGTCACCCTCACGGACAGTGTCGGGTCGGTTCCGCTGTCTTCTCCCGTGTCGACTCCATACGGGGTGTTTTTCTGGTACGCCGACCAGGGTGTCTTCTCCTACAACAGGGAGAACTTCGCCTGGACGTTCGACAAGATTTCTCCGGCTATCGAGGATGGTCGCATCTCGTTTGCGTCGAATCCGCAACTGGCGTGGGGCAACCAGAAGGTGTACGTCAGTGTCGATTGGACAGAGGCCGGCGTAACGACTCGACGGACGTTTATCTATGATCCGACTTTGGGGCCAACGGGCGCCTGGGTGTTGACGGACATTGACGCTGGTCCCCTGTATTCTTACCGGCCTCCGAACTCCACACCAACGGTTTACGCCGGCTGTGTGGCGAACACGGGAGTTGTGGTCGATGTCGAGGACGAGCAGAACCGCACCAGCGACCGGTATGTGGGCTCTACAGAGGTCCATATCGTGTCGCATTTCTTCACCCGGTGGATGACCGGTAAGAACCCGATTGTGAAGAAGCGGTGGGGTCGACCGCGGATGGTCACATCCGCAGAGGCAACAATCACGTTGCCAGTGCTGATTTACAAGGATTACGACAAGTCGGCCCAGTCGAACTCGTTCAATGTGGATGTCCTGGGGAAGACTTCTACGTCGAGGTGGGATACCGCCAGGTGGGACGACGCCGATGAGGATTCGGCGTATTGGGCCGCATGGGACGCTATCGCCCAGTCGTTGACTGCGGATGTGGTGAATCTGCCGACTCTTGGGACGGCTAAGAGTGTAAGTATGAAGGTTAGTGGGCCAACGTCGGATAATCATTGGGAAGTCAATGCGTTGGCTTTCACCTATACGCCAAGGAGACTCAGGTAAATGGCAACACTCGCTGTAACAAACTCGTTCTCCGCTGGGACGACAATCGTCGCGGCGGACATGAACGAGAACTTTGACGACGTTGAAGCGTTCGTCAACTCGACACCTGGTGTCGTTCAGAACGACATCGTTGACGCCAAAGGCGACATCATCGCGGCTACGGCCGCTGATGCGGTATCCCGTTTGGCGGTGGGTACGGACACCTATGTCCTGACTGCCGATTCGGGCGAGGCAACGGGTCTGGCCTGGGCGGCGCCTACGACCGGTGACATTACCGGTGTGACGGCAGGTACAAACATCTCCGGTGGGGGGACTTCGGGGACAGTCACTGTCAATCTGGCGATTGACGCTGCCGTGGCGATGGGATCAGACGGCTCCGGCGTGGATGTGACCTTCCATTCGGACACGGCAGGCGACTACGCCCTGTGGGATTCATCGGAGGAGAAGTTGATCCTGGAGGGGACCAACGGCGCCACCGTTCTGGACATTACAGACGGCAATGTCGTGATCGGGGACGGGACGCTCACCGTCGGCTCTGACGGTGCTGGCGAGGATGTCACGTTCCATTCAGACACAGCGGGCGACGCCTTTGTCTGGGATTCCAGCGATGAGAAGTTGACGATCACCGGTACTGACGGGCAGACGGCGCTTGATGTGCCTGATGGCAACGTCACCATTACTGACACTCTCACTGTGTCTGGTGGTCTGGTTGCCCCGTTGGCGATCAACGCCCAGACCGGCACGACGTACACGTTCGTGCTGGCTGATGCTGGGAAGTTGGTCACCTCATCGAACGGTTCGGCGCAGACGATTACGGTGCCGCCGAACTCGGGGGTGGCTTTCGCCATCGGCACGCAGATCATCGTTCAGAACATTGGGTCGGCTAACGCCACGCTGGCTACGGCGGGGACTCCGACGCTCAACTCGAAAGATTCCAACCTAGAGATCGACGGTCAGTTCGCAGCGGCGACGCTCATCAAGACGGCGACCGATGCTTGGTCGATTATCGGCGCACTTGCCTGATGGCTATTCGTCCAGCCGATCACGGGATCTTCGCTAGCGCCGTCGCTGGTGGGCCTGCTGGTGCTGGTTACTTTGCGGGCGGCGGTGTTTCTGGCGCCTACCTGTCAACGGTGGATCGTTTCTTGTTTGCCAACGATTCCAGAACGACGCTGGGCACAGGTTTGGTGGCTGCCACCTACCGTCTCGCTGGGATGGCTTCTCCGACGTATGGATACTTCGGAGGTGGCCGTGACCCGTCCATAACTGACAGGGTGGTGAAGTTCCTGTTCAGCGACGACTCCCGTACCACGTTGGGAACGGGTCTACAGGACGCCACTTATGCCCTTTCTGCGTTCGCTTCTTCCACATCAGGTTATTTCGCAGGCGGTCAGGACGTTGGTGGTGCTACCGATGTCGTGGACAAGTTTCTGTTCTCTGACGATTCCCGTTCAAGATTATCGACGGCTCTGTCGGCAAACTATTGGGACTCGGCGGGGGCGGCTTCTTCAGTAGCGGGTTATGTCTTTGGTGGGCGAGGACTTGGTGGGCGAACCTCCGATGTCAACCGTTTCCTGTTCAGCAACGATTCCAACACCGTGTTGAGTACGGGTCTATCAACTGCCCGCCAAGGCGTCGCTGCGATGGCTTCCTCGGTGGCAGGTTACTGCGGTGGTGGCACCGACACCGTAGACACCGTGGACCGTTTCCTGTTCAGCAACGATTCCAGAACGACACTCGGCACGGGCCTATCGACTCAGCGCGTGTTTCTAGCGGGCATGGCTTCCACTCTGTCTGGTTATTTCGGCGGCGGTGATAATGACTTGGCACCTGTCCGCGAGGTAGCAACTGTGGACAAGTTTCTGTTCGCCGACGATTCCCGAACGACGTTGGGCACAGGTCTGTCGGCCATCAGTAAGGAACTCGCGGGAATGTCGAATCTGGGCGCATGAACATCACCGAAGCAATCGCTGAGATCCAACAGCCACGATCCCGCTTCCAGTTGGTTCACTTTGTCGTAGGCCAGCACGACACGCCAGAGATGCGTTTCTATCAACTGTGTCTGGAACTACAGGACATGGGCTACAAGTTGCGAATAGCGCAGATCGGCGTTCGCAAAGCCGAAGTAGAGATCCGACGCCTGTTGGAAACGGGCGACGAGTTGGACGCCTTGGAGGCTGAGGAAAAGCAGGTCGGCCTTGAACAGACCCGCATCGTTATGCGCGGTGCTGAACGGGAAATAGCAATCCTGACCGACCTGTTCGATGAGTCCCAGAAGTTCACCCGTGACGAGATTGAACATGCCCAGCCTGAGTATTGGCAACTGCGCCTGACCCGCCAGACGAACCTTCAACTTATGTCGGGCAGCGTTGATGCTGGTCAACTCACATCGCTTCACAATGCTGGGCTACTTGATGAAGTCGTTGCTGAACGCGAACGGCAACTCTCCAACGGCCACAAGGAGATCGCGCCATGATCTATCTGAAATGGAAACTCTCCGACGATGGCTCCTCGGGGACTGGCCCTGAGGGAACCATTGCCGACCGTGGGGGCCTTGCCGACGCAGGCTGGGCTATAGATAGTAACGGCTACCGTATCGGCTACCTGCCGCAGACCGCAGCGTTGACAGGTCTGGAAACGTGGGATGTCACCACTCAGACCGAAGCACAGGCACTCACCTTCTGCCAGCAGTTCTATGAGGACGCTGAGGTGGGTGCTGACGGTCGCATTACGTCACCACCAGACCCCGACGATGAGTGATGGATCAGCCGTCCGACATCCGCCAAGTCAGAATCCCAACCGTAGCGTTGGGTTTGATTCTGTCCGTGGCAGCGATAGTCGGCACGGTCACATGGTCCTCAGCGCGCCTGGTGGCACGCATCGACCACCTAGAAGCAACAGTATCTTCTATTGAGCAGACGATGGACATGAATGCGTACGCCAGGACGGTAGACCTGGAGGATCTCCAGGTCACGGTGGATTCGCTCTCTGTGGCTATGCAGGATTTGGGCGACATGATTGATGATGACTGGTCGGTGGAGGACTGATGCCGGTCGTCTATAAGCCGACCCACCGGTTTGTGGGACCAAACTCCACATCTATTGAGTACGAACTTCGCAAGATTCAGGAGAAACTGGATGACCTGGAGGCGCGTGTAGCGGCTCTGGAGTCTCCGTAGGAGAAACATGGGTATCAGGAGAGCAGCAGCAGAGTACGGGTCCAGCGTGGGTGATGAGCAACTGGCTGTGGCCGGGACTGCCGTGGCACTTGCTTCGGTTCCTGCCACAGCGGTAGCGGCG